GTACAATTTAAATTTTTACCTGGCACAGGTTTTTATGGTTTTGGTTTAATCCATATGATCGGTGGTTTAACTAGAACAGCTACAGCTGCATTAAGACAATTGTTAGATGCAGGAACTTTAGCAAATTTACCAGCTGGATTTAAATCACGTGGTATTAGAGTTAGAGACGATGCACAACCTTTACAGCCGGGTGAGTTTAGAGATGTAGATGCTCCTGGCGGAAACATTAAAGATCAGTTTATGACTTTACCTTTCAAAGGACCAGACGCAACATTACTACAGTTAATGGGTGTTGTAGTATCTGCAGGTCAAAGATTTGCAGCTATATCTGATATGCAAGTTGGTGATATGAACCAACAAGCTGCAGTGGGAACCACAGTTGCACTATTAGAACGTGGTTCAAGAGTTATGTCTGCAATTCATAAAAGATTGTATGTAGGTTTAAGACAAGAATTTAAATTATTAGCAGAAGTATTTAAAACTTATTTACCACCGGTTTATCCTTACGATGTGCCTGGTGCAAGACGAGAAATTAAAGTTCAAGATTTTGATGACAGAGTAGATATTTTACCTGTTGCTGATCCAAATATTTT